AATACTTTGTTGAAGAAAAGAAAACAGTCAATGAGGAACAGTTTGCAGGTGTTGACCTTGAAGAGTTAAATGCAATCAAGGAAAGCTTGACTCTATCGCCCACTAATTCAGCATCGTCAATACTTTTGGCATTGCGAGTAATTAGGAATGATTCAGGTGGTATATTGATTATACAAATCTTCTTTTCTTCGAGCGTAACCTTGAAGCTTAAATCCCATATTCCAAGTGATGTTTCTTCTTGCTCTGTAATTTCTATCTTGGTTACATCTGGGCCGGTCAAGCTTTCCTTGATTGCATTTAACTCTTCAAGGTCAACACCTGCAAACTGTTCCTCATTGACTGTTTTCTTTTCTTCAACAAAGTATTTAACGACTCCGTTCTTTTGAATCTCAGCATCTTTAAGCCAGTTGTGAATGAGTTGAAATGATTCAGGTTGGTTTCTGATTATCCAATCAACATATTTAGTTTTGTCTTCTGCTTCCTGAACTTCTGCTTCAACTTCGGTATTAGGCTCGAAAGTGATCACGTTGCCTGAACCTAGGAATATTCTAGCTAGGCTCGGCATATCAGCTTCAACCACATCGGCTATGTCAGTTGATACCACGCTTGATTGGTTTGGTATTGCTGCGAAATCACCCGTTTTATCGCCTAAGTAAGCCGCTAGGTATTTGGTATTCTCTTTCGAAAACTCACCGCTATATATGGCCGCCTGATTTTCAGCTTCCGATAGTAACGCCGCTAATTCTCGCTCTGTCATCTGTGCCATGTGATTGCTTCCGTATCTTAATTGTGTTTATTATAGTCTTTTTATATGATGTTGTCGATTATGCTTGTTTTAACTATACAACGTTAGATTTCCCGTAGTCTAGTTTCCTCTTCTTAATGTCGGGCCTTACTGGTTCGGCAAATGTAAGAGCTGCCGCGTCTCCATAATCTGGGCTAAATCCGTATTTCTCTTTTATCCTGTCTTTACGCCATAAAACTTTTCTATCTTTGTTGTCGTAACTGTACGGACTCGCGCATAGGTCGGCTTGCATTTCATCATCATCGGGGATCATCACTGGTAGTGACTCATCAACTAACCATGACGCTAATTCTTGCCATATTTCATTACGCTTATTTGTGTACTTAGTTGGATTTAATGGAGTAGATCCAAAGTGTACAGACTTAACCCGCTTTTTATATCCTAACTCATGGAGTCTATCAACCAAATCAGCACCCGCGCCATAATCTACAAACATCATGTCAGGCTCTTTCTTAGCTACTGGGCATTTTGTATCGAGTATCTTCTTACAGATTGCCACGTTCTTTCCTAATGAGTTGCATTGTTCGCCTATGTACGCCTCCATGCCAAACATCTTCCGACCTTGCCGCCTAACTATTGCGAACCTGTCACCGCCTCGACTTGGATCTACGCCAATGACCAAAGGCCCGTTACCTGTTACCGTTTCCTTGCGTGCTTTCATACAATGGCTAGATGTAATTAAACCATCGCCTCCCGACACCTGGAAAGCTTCTGCCGCATTCATTGGGTACTCTTGCTTAAATGCTTTGTTACCGTCTACGCCATCAGTGGTTAATTCTGCTACTTTCATCCTACGCCAAAATAGCTGGTTATCATCTAGCTTGTATTGGTCTTTTAATATTTCCTCATCCGTTGTTATCTTGAATCCGTCCGGTAGCTTCTTTCTATATTCAGACTGCCAGAACCACGGGACAAATATAGCTATAAACTCTGATTGGCCTTTCTCGGCCAGCTTCCATTGCTCATGAAAGAAGTTACCAACACCGTTAGCAGTTGACTCCCATATAACCTCTGTTCCATCAGCATCGGGAACGGCTTGCATAATTCCTTTTGTGTGTTCACTGGCATTCATCCAAAAGGCTACTTCTGAACCATGAAAGTATTGAAGCGTCTGCCCTCTGCCAACCGCCTTATTTCCTGCTGTACCAATTTTATAACCTGAGTCTAATACTCCAAAATGCAACTCTTTAGCGTTGGCCGTGGATGCTGTTGGTTTAACAAATGAGGGTAGATTCTCATAGTATCTTTCTGTCATTTCAAACAGTGCGTTTGTTGATTCGCCATCATGGGTCAATATGAAAGCTCGAACGCCTTTGTTATGAGTTGTTTTGTGAATGAATCGACCGCCAACATAAGTACTAGCGCCTTGCTGTCTGCCCTTCAATAGAATAGCTCTAACCTTGCCGGTATCTTTTATTTGCTGCTCTAGTCGTGAATGTATATATATCTGAGCATCGTTTAACTTGAGAGGTTGGAGTCCTTTATCTTTGGTTCTGATTTGTAGGCAGTTACGAGCATAGAAATCGAAATCATCCTTTAATCTAAGCCGTTTATCAGTCAAGAGTGTCGAGCCATTGCTCATGTGATAACTCTATCGTTTCGGTTCTCTGCTCAATCTTATCTGAGTAGCCATGTTTGGTTAGCATTAACTTTGCTATGGTTGGATTCATGTCACCTAATAGCCCGCCAGATAACAACATATCCTCTTGTTTGACTAATAATTGCGCTAACATATCCGAAAACTGAGATTTTTCTGGGTCATTAGACCAGTCGTATATTGTTGATTTTCCAACCTTTAGAAATCTGGCAAGCCCTGCAATACTTGGTACTATGCCGCCTTCATGATGCTCTATATACTCCCCAACTTGGTCAAGCGTATCATCATTATATTTTGTTGGTCTGCCGCCGTTATTGCCTATACTCATTTTGTCAGTCTCCTTAGAGTTATTGACTTGTTAATTAGTGCCAGACTTTCACCGGCTCTCTCTTACTGCGAGTCATACCTTGTCGGGGTTATTTCTTGCTAGGTTTCTTTGGCTTATTCTTCTTGTGAGTGTTAACCCTTCCGTTTCTTTTTGGTTTTGTGTGAGCCATCAGTTTTCCCCTTGTTAAATATCTTATCCCAATTAGAATCAAACTTATCGCTAGTAATCTGCTTAGGTCTTTGACTGCTGCCCTTACTCATGTAGCAGTGTACAAAGTTGCCTGAACATCTAACGTTAGTGCGTCACCGTCTAATATTGTTACTGAGCTTCCACGGTCATAAAAACTAATGAGCGGGTCTGCTGGTGATGTTGGTGTATCGTTATACAGCACTACATATCTAAACGGACCAATTGAGCCACCTGATGCCGTAATTACTACATCCGCTGTTGGTACTAGTGAATATGTGCCGCTTGACTGTGTTGAGCTTGTTACCGCTACTGTTGAGCCGCCTGCTGAATATCCGTTACCTGCTGATATCTCTGTGATGTTAGCAAATATACTGTTAGTCACTAACGGTGCTGAGTTAGTCAATGCAAACTTGAGCGTATCTGAACTCATGTTATGAACGCCGTTGTTTACATCTGCTATCGTTTGTTGAAATTTGGTATAAGTTGCCATGGTTATCCTTTATCTGTCCAGGTTGTGGTGATTGGAGTCTTATCACCCCATGAAGTAGAAACTGAAATCTTATCTGTCCAAATGCTATCACCTGTTACAGTAATAGTTATGTCTGTACCTGTCATTATATACGAACCGGCATCTAGTGTCATATTGAGAGCTAGGCCGATTAATACGTCTGTGCCAGTTACCGAGTATGCGCCTGAGTCTAGTGTTATCAGCGTACTCTTTAATATGTTTAAATCTGTTCCGGTTACTTCATAGCTGTCTGATTCGATATCTATGTTGAAAGCTATCGGTGTATTTAAAGCTGTACCGATTGTTGCGTAGCTTCCTGATTCTGTTGTTAGATTGAAGTTTACTAGCGGATTTACATCTGTACCCGTAACTGTATAACTTCCTGCGTCTATAATTATTGTATCGCCGCCGGGTATCGCACCCCCAACCGTCCAATAAACCGGCTCAACCTTTGGCTTTAGTATTTGGTATGGGGTTCTTGCCATTTCTAGCTGCTCAGAATCGGTTAACCGCCTATTCCATACCGCCGCAAATAATAACCCACCGTGACCATACTCTGAACCCTGCCCATTAAATAGTGTTATTCCTGATGTCCCGCCCTCGGTGTAGTTTCTAGCTAACCCACCAGATTGCAATATCCCATTAACAAACCCGTCTTGAATGCTGCTACCGTCACCTTTGCATATTGAAAATGTATCGAACTGATCTTGAATTACTTTGTCCGGAGAGTATGCGATTGTCCCGCTCGCATCGGCATCACTGCTAAAAGCGCCACCCGCCTCTTGCGGCGTATACATTCCAACTTCGTTGACTGTTGGTAGAGATATCGGCGTTTGGAAATTTGCGGGGTTGCCATCCCAATTAAATCTAACTAATTGCGTGAACGCACCCGTACCAATGCCGTGATAAACATCCGAAAAAGCAACTTGAGAAGTGCCGCCTGATATTAACGTTTTACCTTCTTTACTTACCCCACCCGTTATTGTTCCAGCATTAACCCCAGTTTGACCGCTGACTAAATCAATAGCTTTATTGCCTACAAATACCGGCCAAAACTTCAACCCTCTAGTAATCGGATTATCCCAATCAATCTCAACATCACCCACAGGCTTAACCCGTGGATTCTGGAAATCTGCTGAGTAGGATTTGGGGAGCGGTAACTTAGCCATTTTAAGCGTGCGGGCCTATTGCTTTCGGTGTTACGAATATATCCCAACTTGCAGGTATAGTTTGGCCTGTCACATTCTCAATGTAAAACTCGTAATTTTGAGATGTTTTATTGTTCGGTAGTGAAATATTGATTGATATATATTGTGCTGTTGTCACATCGTTAACAGGAAATGAGCCTACATAACTATGCTGAAAGTTTGCATCTGGTATTTCTTGGTCATTAGTCGATTGAACGTCTAACGGTCTAAGATATAAATTTATTGAGCTGGATGCGTCTGGTGCTACTGAGTAGTTGACTAGCAATATAACATTAGCTGTCACCGCGTCATCGTCATTTACCCATGTTGATAAATCGCCCGCTATTGAAAACGCTGCATCTGCCACCGCTGAACTTGATGTTCCTAGTGTGTCTTGCGTGCCGAAAAACTCAATTGCTGAATCTGTACCTATAGCCATTATACTTCCCCTGCTAGTCGTTTAGCTCTAGCCACTTCTAAATGACCTGCTTTTAAGTTTGCAAACATCGGCACTTCATCAATACCGATATCAATAATTGATTGTGCGTCTGTCAAGCCTAAGTTATTGAGAACGCCCTCAGTCTGTGGGTCGTTGATGTTAATTCCATCGTTTGAAAGTGATGTATGAACCCACTCCGGCATTGTCTCAGCGCCTTTTATAGCGGTTTCTAGCTCTGCGCTTGCTGCGAGATTTACCTCTGCTGCTACGGTTCTATATGTGATTAGCTTTTCAGCCGGTTTAACTGTTTCTAGTAATAGCTTCATAGTAGACAAAGCTGCATCAAGCTCACCGCCCACATCGTTATCGGCTATTTTCTTGTAATTAATCATTGAAATTATCCTCGTGGGCTTTGTTATGTGCGCGTATTATATCATTTATTTGGCTCTGCCGGTTAGTTTTTCAACTGTACGTAAACCGCTCATTCCAAGCATACCCATGGCAAGTTCAAATATTACATCGGTTGGCATAGGCGGCCCTGCTTCACCAGTTACCCATTGAATGATAGGATTAATTATAAATATGAATGCAAATCCTACTCCACACACCCACATCATAAATGGTCTTGCACCTGCTACAAAAGTACTTCTGTGTTGTGCTTCGACCTTGTTCAATTCAACTTGTGCAATACCAGGCTCTTGGATTAGCCGCTGCATGATTATCTTTTTATCTAGCTTTTCATCATCGCTAGTGAACAATTTGTCTAATACATTTCCAACCGCTTCAATAGGCTGCGCTGCTGAACTTGCAAATATCTTTCCTAAAAAACTCATCTATTCCCCTAAGCTATAATGATTACCGTCCTTGCCGCTCTCTCCATTCTTACTTCCAAAGCGACCACCCCAGGTTCCGCCGATTGATTCCCAGTATTCCCCAAGTGGCTTATGAGCTTCTGTTGATGTTTGGTAAATGTCATCTATAAACAGGTTGAAATCGACTGCTAGACGCTTGTAGTGAAATGAGTCTTTCTTATGGCCAGTAGTTGCATAAGCATCGCCAAATGTTAAATCATAACCTAACTCAGTCGCTTTCTCGATTAATGCGCCTACCATCCTTGTGAACTGTGCTTGTTGGCTTGTCATTTAACCACCTTTATTCCTGGCTTAATCGTTAGCTCTTTGTTTTGGTGGATTGCTGGATCAGGTTTCGCTATATAGTTATAAACGCCGGTTCC